GGTAGCCGGGGTCGGTTGCGCCCGCGTATTTGATTGTTGAACCATACCACAGCGTCCAGTTCGGATTCTGGTCAGAGCGATACGACACAGTGTAGGCAATGTCGCCAGTGATGTCCCTGACGGAGAAATCGCCATTGAGAAGCCGTTTATACAGGCGGGGCGAACTCGCGTTTTCCGGCTCAACGAACAGCATTGGAGATTCAATCATCCATGCCACGGGCTGCACACCATTGTCCTGTGTTGCCACGCCGTCGAGTTGAATCTGGTGCAGTTCAATCTGCGCCAGGTCGGATGACAGGCAGAGCGCAAAGCATTGCTTCGAACCATTGAACGTGCCGCAGATTATTTGTAATACATTTAATCCCGTCCACTCGCCATCCCACACGGAAGGGGCCTTGCCGGACAAAGAACTGATCGGGTCAAAGTTCAGGGCGACCATCGCCGCACCATAAACTCCGCGAGGGGATTTAGATAGAGGCACAAATTGGCACGTCATCAGCATCCGATTGTTGAACGTCACCATGCTCGTGTATTGCAACAGGTTCGGGTCGTCGTTCTTGATGCTGCGCGAAACCTCCTTGCTGATTGGCGTGTTGCCCCACTGGTTGAAATTCTGTGACGCCATCAGCATTGATTGGATTCCGCCGTTGGACAACCTGAATATCAGGTCGTTATTCTGTTGCACCACGGCGTCCTGAGATATTGCGCCGGAGCCGATGAGTCCCTCGATCTGAATTGGGCTGGTCAACGCGCTCCACGTCGTCATGTCAACCGGGGCGACATTGGAGAACACTGTCTCATCGGTGAAAATTTGCAACGGGCCTTGGCCGAGCGATGCGTCCAACTGCGCTACGAAAGACATGGCGGTGATGGTTTCTCCCGCACCTGAAATCTGGAATGTCCCGCCTCCGGCGAGGAAATAATTCTGCGACACCTTCAAAACAGAATCTTGGAAATTGTAAGGGTCTTTTGTGCCAGTGGACGCGCCGACTAAATCGCCGGCCACATACGAAACACCATCTGGCAATGCGACCCAATTCCTGCCCATGCCGTAACATCCCATCCTTGAAACAGGAAGTTCGGGAACGGAATAAATCGGAGTCCCGGCCATGACGTTATTTCCCTGCGTGTCATTCATGTTGACGGCGACAATGCTCGGCTGTGAGCCGTAGCTTCCGCCAGTGGTTGAGATGACCATGAAAATGTCCGTTCCAGTCGTGGTCGAAATCTGAACAATCTGGCCGTATTGCAATGCGGGCGTTGTCGGGATGATTTCACCGATGTTGAATGCGGCAAGCGCGGGAACCGTGAACGGCGGCTCAAGAACAGGCGGCGTTGCCGCCGTGTAGATCGGGTATGTTCCGACCAGAGTAGTGACCCCATTCCCCTTGCTGACGTTGATGAGAAGCTGTGGGACGGTTGGAACCCCCTGCGTGATGAAATTATTCAGGTTGTTCACGTTTGGAACATTCGTCATCTGGCATTGAACGATGTTCGGATTGATGACGGATGTGACCACCATTGTCGCCACGTCGTTTGTAGGAACAGAGCCAACGGAAAGGTTGTCGCCCTTGGCCGCGCTGCCAGCCGCTGAAATCGTCAGGTTGAAGAAGTTGTCTTGCTCCCCGATTGAGTCAACATTCACTTGAAAAACTTGGGCCGTAATCTGCGCCGCGCCGCCAGCCGTGATTGCCGTTGCGATATAGACAGTCTGACCAACTATCAATGCGTTGCTGCTTGGCGTTATCGGAATCGTCATGTTGCTGCCGACTGCGACAACTGGAACAGCGGTTTGAATCGTTGTCCCGTAGTTTAGTGGAGTGTCAATCTGATGATTGTTGTCCAGGATGATGTTGCCGATTGGAATTGAATTTCCCCATCCCGTAATCGGGACGCACGTCACGGATGCTCCGTTGATTGCCGTCACCTTCATCGTGTTGCCATTCGAGTCTTGAAGGATGTCGCCAACTGAACCCGCGAAGTTCTGGGAAAGCGTCAGGATGAATGAGTTCTGAATGCCGAGGGGCGGGAAGTTTGCGACATTAAAGCTAAAGTCATTGTTCACCCTGCCATACCAAGTCGAAGTATTGCCATCCATTATGTAATAATTTGCATCGCTTGTCGGCCTTTGCGTTGACGAAACTACTGGATCAACAAATATAAGAGTGGAATCAGTTCCGTCAGGATTTAGTGACCATGACGCCACGGTTGCGGAACAAAGAGCCGTGCCATTTATTGCGGTGTAGAACGTGATTAAATGACCCGTGGAGTTCAAGGAGGCGGCGTTGCTAAGGGAGAATCCAGCAGGATAATTGTTGATTGAGGCTGGAACAATCTGGCCAGCGTAATACTTGCTACCCAAAACGGATGTCCCAATAGCAACCGTGCTTGCCTGTCCCGCACCCGTGTCGGACAGGACTTTCAAAACCACCTCGTCGCCCGGAGTTCCAGCAACGGGCAGCGGTGGGAAAAGGCTTGTCGTCGCACCCTCAATCGAGCCGCAGTATTTGTTGTTGAGCAGGAGGCTCGTGTTTGGAGCTATCAGATCGCCCGCAGCAGCTTTGACCGAACCAAGTCCAACTGTGATTCTGCCGCTGGTGATTCCGCCAGAGAAGCCCTTCACGTTGTAAAGCGCGGAACCGATAAGCACGGAGCCGAAACCGGCAGTCCACGGGGCGGTAAGCTGGATGTTGCCCGTCCCCTGATTCACGAAGTTGTTCTGCGCCGGAACTGTGAACAGGCTCGCAACTGTTCCCAAGAGAACAGGAGTCGGGCCAAGTGAACGCCTGACGTTGACTTGACCGGGAACACCGTCGTAAAACATCGGCGGATTTATCCCATCATTCCAAATTAGGAACGGCCCGGCCTGCCACATCCAGTTTTGCGGCGCGGTCGGTGAATTAAGAGACGGCAGTGGAACCTCAACCACCGTCGCCGACTGGTTGCTCGGCGAGACCGTGATCTGAAACAGCTTCCCGTTGACGGCAACCATGATGTAACCATTGACGTTCGTGCGGTAATAGGTTGCGCCCTGAAACAGCCCCGCCTGAAAGTCGGCCAAGTCCTGTGCCGCGCCCTGCAATGTGAGATTGTAGAAGTTTGGCCGCTGCGTTACGAAGTCGCCGCGCACTGTGGCGTTGCGGGCGAAAGAAAGCTGGTCAGGCGGAAGCAACAGGCAGTCCACGTCACTGTTAATTCCTTTCCCGAAGGATTTCAGGCTGGAATATACGCGCTTCTCTGCCATAAATCATTTGGGAATCCAAACAGTGTTTGAAAGGATGAAGATGTAGCCCGGCCTGTTCGTCTGTGTGGCTATCCAAATGTGGTTCGTGTCTGCAAATGGAACCTGAATGTTTGTCGTGGACGAGAACACCATGAATCCATTCGTGATGAGTCCACTGACAACGTAAAGCGAGTTGGTGATGACTGCGCTTTTTGCGGAGATGCTGCCCTGAATGCTTGAATTGTTCGTGACGGTTTCCGTTCCCGCGTTCAAGGTTGATGCATTCTCCGTTCCAACGCTGGATGAGTTTGTGACCGTCAGGCTGCCGACTGCCGCGCTGCCGGTGACTTGAAAACTTCCGAGAACGTATGCACCGCCAAGATACCAGCACAATACTGGAGTCCATGAGGCTGACAATGGGGTGGTGGTCAGCGTGGTTCCAAACCCCCAAACTTGAGGCGATGGATTTCCAATGGCTCCGTAATAAGGAGTCCCGCTTGAATTCAGGACGATTGTATCCACCCCCTGTTGGTTGAGAAGAATTCCATTTAAGAAGTTTGAACCTGCCAGGAGCGTCGTCGGAACTGCGGCGGAGAAAGTGCCGGAAACCGTCAGGTTCGTTGTAACGGTGTTGCTGCTGACGATGGACGATGAAAACAAGGACGGAGTTGTGACGCTGTTTGATTTTATGACTGTTGCAATACCAGCGTTCGTCACAGTGATTGTCGCGGGCGCATTGTTCGTCACCATGCCGGACGGAATGCCATTGGTGTTCGGCGGAATGGTTGTCAGAAAATGAAACGAGTTGATGATGTTGGTCACATCGGTTGCGGACGGCCACCACGCCGAGGCGATGAACGGCATCAGGAGAAATAGGACGATGACGGGGAGTTTTTTCATAACCATTGTCCGAGGTTTTGATTCCAAACGTAAGCGGGCCCAACGCCGTTGAGTTCATCAATGTGAGCCGGAAGGTTGGTGAACGGAGGGACAATTCCCTGTGCGGTTGGCGTGCCAAGCGTCACGTCATACGTCATCGGGGGATTCATCGAGGCCGCAGCTTGCGGTTGCGAATTCCCACATTCGCTGACGGGTGTTAAAATAAAAATGCCCATGCACGAACCAATAGCACTTGCAAGTTATCTTTTCAAGAAGTATTTTGAAGCTCATGGCTGACCAATACTCGGCGGAAGAAATCGCGCTGGCAAATGAATTTGACGCCATCCGCAAAAACTACGGCAAACCTGGCGTGGTTGAGCATTATCTCAAGGCGCATAAATTGCTTTGGCCGGAGGATGGTCAGCACCGCTGGCTTGTTCTGGGGTTGACGCGGATTTGCGAGAACAAGATAACTTGCTTCCTTGGGGCGGCTTCAACAAATAAGACCTATATTTTCACCGTTCATGCTCTCATCAATTTTTGGGTATTTCCCCACACTTCGCTTGGAATCCTTTCGACCACGGACATAATTTCTCTGGAACGAAAAGTCTGGGGCAGGCTGAAAAAGATGTTCAACCGGGGTCGTGAAAGATTTCCATGGCTGGAAGGCTTCACGCTGGACTCCAAAAGACAAATTACGCCTGATGACATTGATGGCGAAAACGAAGTCGCCCGCACCCTGGACCACGGCATTGGAACGGTCGCCTGCGTATCTGGCGGAAGATTCGTAGGCATGGGAAAGTTTCAAGGCTCAAAGCCGCCCAACTCTCCGGGTAAAACTGACGGCATAATGGTTCATTACGGAGACGAGGCGGCGGTAATGCAGTCCTCGTTTTTGGATGCCTATGCAAATTGGATGGTCAATGACGGTTTCAAGGGGGTCATGGGTGGAAACCCGACAGACATTTCAGACCCGCTTTGCACCGCTGCCGAACCGAAGGGCGGTTGGGATTCATTCATTGACAGCGGAAAGACGCAGGAATGGACTTCGCGCTGGTATGATGCCCATGTCATTTGCTTTGACGGGCGGGACACCCCAAACAATGACGAACCAAAAAATCGTTTTCCTTATTTGATAACTCAGAAGTTTATTGACCTGATGGCGTCAACACACGGGGTTGATTCGTGGCAGTATTTCCAGCAGGCGATTGGAAAGCCGTCAAAGAACATGGTGTCCAATCGCGTCATTACCATCGGATTATGCGAGAAGCACAAGGCTTTTGATTATGTTGCGTGGAAGGGGGCGCCGCGAACGAAAATTTATGCGCTTGACCCCGCTTACGGCGGCGGCGATCGATGCGTTGGCGGCGAATGTGAATACGGCGAGGACAAGGACGGAAACCAGATTTTCGCCGTTGGCAGTCCTGAAATAATTCCAATCCGGTTGAATGATTCGCTGGACGCCGAATCGCAGATTGCCGCCTTCATTTTCAACCAGCACAAGCGGTTGAACATTCCGCCGGAGAATATCTTTTACGACTCGTTTGGACGCGGCACGCTGGGCGCGGCGTTCGCAAAACTGTTCGGGTTCAACTGCCCTGTTCCGGTGGATTCCGGTTCGCGGCCAACAGACAGGCCGGTTCGGTTTGATCTTTTTGTGGATGAAAAGAACGGAATGAAGCGGCTCAAAATGTGCAACGAGCATTACTCAAAGTTTGTGACCGAGATGTGGTATTCAACGCGGGAGGCGATAGAATCCAATCAAGTCAGAAATCTTCCGATGAACGTGGCGCAGGAGGGCCAGTTGCGCCTTTTCAAAACTGTCATGGGCAACAAAATTGAAGTCGAGTCGAAGGACGACATGAAGGAGCGCGTGAAGAAAAGCCCAGACCTTTACGATTGGTTTGCGGTTGCGTTGGAGGGCGCTCGCCGCCTCGGTTTCAAGATTGAGCGCATTGGACGTGAAATTGCATCGTCAAAACAGGAGGAGAATTGGTTTGACAAGGAGGCAAAGCGGTGGCATGATGCAATTCATGCAGGTCTTTTAACTCATTAGTTATGTGGATATTGAAATCCTATGAAAATCCGCTGCCGAACAATTATGTGTTCACCCAAACCACCGGCATCGTCCACCAGTTCGCGGCGTCACCCATCATTGATGAAGTGGTCAAGGCTGTCTCTAATTTTCGCATCGCCAACAATCTTCCGCGTGCCAGTCTTGCCGAAACATTGGAGGACGTTGACCTGTTTAACTGCTCCGTCAGAAACAACGACGAACGCTGGTGCTGGAACTGCCTTGGAACTTTTGAAAGCGTCCGAAAAAACCACAGATTCATCACGGCGTCATGCCTCACTTGCGGGACGCCGATAACACAAGACTGATTTTATGAGCGATTGGACAGAACCAAGCAAGGTGTTGGACACAATTCGGGCGGGCGATGAAGCCGAGGAGGATCGTGGCAGCAACCGCGTCCTGATAAACCGCGCCGCCAACAACGAGCCACTGATTGACGAGGACGAGGCCGAGCGTTTGGGCATGAAGATTTACAATCGGTGGGGCGAGTTTATGAACTCCCTGTCCCATGCCCGACGCCAATACGTCACAAACTTTACTTCGCAGGACACTTACTTCACCGTCTCGGTTCCAAAAGCCCCGGAAGAAGTCCGCGCTGACTGGGGGGATTTAATCACGGAAGCCATCAACGACATAATGAAGGAGGGCGACCATGAGCTTGATTATTTCGAGGTTCAACGCTCGAAGTGGTCTGGCGTGGTTTCTCACGGCATTGGCCCGATGATGTGGGAGGACAAATATGCATGGCTTCCGCGTTACGTCGCCATTGAAGATTTGCGGGTCGCAACCGACACGGAGTTGAGCTTCCGAAACCTGACTTGGTTTGCCGTCCGCATCGCCTACACGCCGGGAGAACTGTCGCGCAAGGCGTTTTCAAAAGCCAACAGCAAGTTCAAGTGGGATACAAAGGCTGTTGCCGCGATTTTGCAAAACGTCAAGGAGTGCAACACCACGATGGCTGAAAATAATTATAACTGGAACAGCGTGCCTGAAAAGTTCGAGGAAATCCGAAAGCAAAACGCGGGTTACTGGTCTGGTGACGCCATGCCGACAATCAATCTCTGGCATTTCTACCACGAGGACGACGACGGAAAGTGGTGTTTGAAGGTCGTGCCGGAAAACACCACGTCCGGTGCAACCCCTGAAACCGATGACGCTTTCATCTGCCAAAGTGAAGGCCCGATGGCTGACACATGGCGCAACATTATTCACGTCCAGTTTGGAGATTTGAACAACAAGGCCCCGTTCCTTTATCTTTCAGTCCGCTCTCTTGGATTTGCCCTGTTCGAGCCGTGTTACTGGACGGATTACACCCGCTGCCGCCTGTTGCAGCATACGCTTGACCAGTTCAACATTCTTCTTCGCATTGCCGATCCGGTTGACAGGGCGCGGGCGCAAGTCCAGGTGTTTCAGAATCTCGGCATCGTCAAGTCCGGCGTGTCCATCATTCCCGCCGCCGAACGTCATCAGGTTGACGCGCAACTCGTTGAAAGCGTCATGGCGCAGACGAAACAGCTTCAAGCCGAGGCGTCAACGGCCTACACGCAGGGCATTGACAACGGCACGGCGCGGGAACAGACCGCGTTTGAAACTGGCGTCAAGGTTCAGCAGAACAACGCCATGCTTTCCGGCCTGATGCTGGTAGCCAGAATTTACGAACGCGCCGCCGCAAAGGAAATCTGCCGCCGATTCTGCCTTAAAAACTCGGATGACGATGATGTTTTGAAGTTTCAAAAAGCCTGCAAGGATTCCGGCATCCCGGACGCATGGATGGATGTCAGCAAGTGGCGCGTGGAAATCACCATGCCACTTGGTGGCGGCAATCCTACAATGGCGATGGTTGAGGCGGAGAACGCCATGAAACTGCGCCCAATGCTTGACCCATCCTCACAGTCCGACGCCCTGCATGACGCCGCCGTGCAGATGGTTGGTTCGCGCCGTGCTCGCCGCTGGATTAAACGCGACTCAAAAGCCGTGTCCACCGCCGCCAATGCCGCCGCCAACGCCTTCCCGCTGATGATGCTCGGTATGCCGCCGGCCATTCCCGAAGGACTCAATCCGATTGAGCAGATTCAAACCCTGCTACAACTCGCCATGCAATACATCAAGAAGATCGAGATGACGACCAAGATGGCGAAGCCGGAGGACCTCATCGGACTGCAAAATGTCTCCGGTTACATCGGCAAGCTGGTTCAAGGGATGCAGGGCGACACCGGCAACGAGTCGAAGATGAAGCAGTTCGCACAAGCGTTGAGCCAGTTAAACAACGAAATCAAGAAGTTGCAGCAGCATCTTCAAATGCAGATGCAAAAACAGCAGCAGCAAAATGGCAGCGCCGACATCCAGCAGTCCATGATGGAGACGCAGGCCAAGATTGCCGCCAAAAACGCAGAGACTCAACAGAAGTTGAAGGCGAAGGAACTGGCTGACATCCAGAAACGGCGGCACAAGGACGCCGCGTTCGTCGGCGACCAGCAGCGCAAAGATTTGGGGGCTGTCGCGGACACCATCAGGCAGTCAAGGAAGCCGTTGGAAAGGGAATAGCGTCATGCAGGGCGCAACTCCATATTTGAACGCGCAGCCTGTTCCGGCTCATATCAGGGACTTGCCGCTTGAGCTTGCAAAGGCAATGGCCAATAAGCCGCCGGTTAAATTCAAACCAAAACGAGAGCCGAAAATTTTCAAAGCGAGGCTGCCATGAGAATCACCATCGAAACCATCCCTCACAAAAATCAGCCGTATCCGACGTGTGGCGATTACTTTCACGATGGAAAGGGAAATCTTAAAATCCACATCAGTGAGGAAATTGGAGTGGACTCTGCCCTATTGGTTGCAATCCATGAACTTTGTGAGGCGGTTTTGTGCTACAAGCGCGGAATCAAATTCAAAGACATTGATGATTTTGACGCCAAGTTTGAGGACAACAGAAAGCCGGGCGATGACAGTGAGCCGGGCGACGACCCCAAGGCTCCATATCGAAAGGAGCATTTTTTTGCCACAACCATTGAGCGTTTGATGGCCGCTGAAATGGGATTGGATTGGGCCGAGCATGACAAGCGGATTTTGAAACTGCCATGAAAATAAAACCGACTAACGAAGTAAGATGCTTGGTGATAGACAGTGGCCTTTTTCTCCATGTCGCTCGAAGAATTTCAAAGGAATTTTCCGCCACTTTTTATTGGAGTCCTTGGGAGATTGCTTTTCCAAGGTTCAAAGACGATGTGGTCGGCGACGGTTACCCCGAAATCATCCGCGTCGAATCTGTTGAATCCGTCTTGGACGAAATTGACCTTGCCGTGTTTCCCGACATCGGATATTCCAGCCTTCAAAAGCAACTCGTGGCGCGCGGCATCCCGGTCTGGGGCTGCCGCGACGCCGACGAGCTTGAGGCCCGGCGCGGAAAATTCCTTGAAGTCCTGAAAACCACCGATCTTCCCGTCCCGAAATTCGAGAAAATCAAGGGTGTGACCAATCTTCGTCTGTTCCTGAAAGACAACCCCGATCAATACATCAAGGTTGACACCTACCGGGGTGATTTTGAGACATTCCATTTCCGCAGCATGGATGAGGATGAAAACATTCTGGACGACATCGCCGCAAAACTCGGTCCGCTCAAGGAAAATCTCACGCTTTGGGTGTTCGCGCCGATTGACACTGAAATCGAGGATGGAATTGACACCTATTGCGTGGACGGTCAGTGGCCGGAAACCATCATTCATGGAATGGAAAGCAAGGACAAGGCATACATCGGCGCGTTCCAGAAATTTGCCGATTGCCCGCCTGAAACCCGGTGTGTCAACGAAGCGTTTTCGCCCATCCTGAAACAATACGGCTACCGTTCCATGTTTTGCACGGAAGTCCGCATCACGAAGGAGGGTGAAAGTTATTTCATTGATCCAACCTGCCGCTTTCCAAGTCCACCGAGCCAGTGTATGTGTGAAATGATTGGCAATCTGGGCGAAATCATCTGGCGTGGAGCAAACGGTATCCTTGTCGAGCCAGAACAAACCGCCAAGTTTGGCGCACAAGCCATTTTCCACGTTGACCGCGACCATTGGGGAGTGTTCAAAATACCAAAGGAAATCGAGCAATGGGTAAAAATCTCATTTTCCTGCCAGTCCAACGGACTCATCTGCGTCCCGCCTGACCCACAGGGCGTTGCTGAAATTGGCTGGTGCGTCGGCATTGGGGACACCATTGAAGAAGCCATTGACCACCTGCGCGAAGTAGTTGACCAGATGCCCGCCGGCGTCAATGTCGAATTCGGCTCGCTCACCGACTTGCTCAAGGAGCTCAAAATCGCCAAGGAAGCGGGCATTCAACTCACAAATCAGGAAATCCCGGAACCGTCATCCATCGCTTCGGCGTAGTTGCCAGCAATCCTTCTTCCCCGCCCGTATCACATCCCGCACGGATTCAGGCTGATAGCGCCGGATATGAACCATCGGAACGTGAACCTTCGTGGGCAGGTGACATCGGCACAGCGAACAGGTATGCAACAACTCCTCGCCAGCCACTCTCATTTTTAGCCTCGTTTTAACCTCAATCAGCCTCTTGGTGGCGTCGGAAGCAATTTCCCGCGACATTGTGCCGCCCCGGTTGAAATCGCAGTCCAGGCACTGCGCGGCGCGTTTATTCGCCGTTTCCGCAGTCACCGGCCTGCCACCATCTCCCAGCCATGATTTGACCGTGGCGCGGAATACCTTGTAGTCAGACCAAAATTGAAGGAGTTTGGCGGGGAAGTTCATTTCAGCCCCTCCGCCGCTATCGAATCAGCCAACACCTGATTTCCATCGTTCTCCGCTTCGACATACCGCTTTTCCCGTTCCTTGAATTGAGCAGAAATTGCCCCGCCTGGATCAGCCATGCGTTTCAGCGGGTTCCCGTTGCGCCGGCGCTTGGATTTATTCTCACGATATTCCGCCTGCTTCACCCGCTGATATTCCCGCCGTTCATCCTCGTTCCGAATTGTGCGGTAGAAAAGTCCATTGACGACCAGATACGAGTATTCACCGCGCTTGACCAACTTCCGGCCATCGTTGTCCGGCGTCCTGCTTTTCAGATCGGGCTGGCACATTTCATCAATCTTTTCAGCGACAACCTCAACTTTTTCACCAAGCATGAAGCCAATTAGTTCCGGGTTCAATTCCACCGTCATCTCGGTTATCCGGCTTGATCCCGCCGTGCGATTCGGCTTCATGTGGCTGATGATGTAACCCCAAACCGCAAAGAATGGACTGCCTTTGCCCCGCATTGAACCCTCATACATCGAGGCGTGGTGTTTTCCCCAACTCATAAATAAGCCTCCTTTGCATCTGACAAAACCCTGTCCCACATCTCACGCCTGTCGCCGGTGCAGATGAGACTTTTGTGGTCTGGCGATTTATCCGAATCGTTGAATAGGTTAATACAGTCGCCCAACGCGGCAAGCAACTTTGGATAGTTTTCGTTGATTCTTTTCTGTTTCTCAATTTCCATTCCACCCATGTTCCCACACAGTTTTGTAAATGTCAACAAAATTTACACTTATTTACCCATGCAGAGGCAGAGGCAGAGAAGAACACAAAAAAATCACTCTCCGTGTGAGCGCGGGAATCATACGTTGAAACGGCCATGCAGAAAGCCCCACCCCCGTGAACCCCGCACCCCCCACCACCCCCGCCGCCAAAAAAATAGTTAC